GCCAGATAACCCTGCTTGAAAAATCGATAATATTTAATGAACCATAGGCTCTCTTTTTTTAACAAACGTACCGGACATTTTTTGAGATACTCTCCCTCAAACTCCCACATGGTCGGGATCGCTGGTTCCCCGGTACATCCATAATTCTTTCTATTCGCTTCCGAACATTTACGGCAATCCAGGTCCAACGAAGATACCTGAATCGCCATCCTCAGTTTTTTCGTTCAGCCCCTGAAAGCTCTGTTTCCCCACGGAGAACCTGAGCCAGCTCAACTATTATTTTTTTCGGGATCCGACGCAAACAATCGTCGTGCAGAACCTCGGCAATCCGGCCCCCTTTACTAAGAGTATTAAGCCGGGGTTTTATTTCCTGCCCGTTTTTGTCTTTGAAATTATCCCAACCCTTAAGACCGTAACGAACATACTCCATTTCGCGTCCGAGAATATCCGCGGTCACTTTTGCCTCATTAGAATCAGGATCGAACTCAACGTCGCATCTATCTATCTTCACCAGGGAAAGAGAGTCTATAACTCCAAGCTTCCACCTGGTCTGTTCTTCCTCCGGGAGCTCCCTATCCTCTTTACAGATATACTCACTGACAGCATCAATATCTATCGCCTTAACCATAACTTCCTCCTTAAATTTTAAATTCCCCGAAAAAAAATAACGGCTTCCTCGGCCATTATTACGTAAACACTACCGTCAGCTCATCGTCATCCGTAGAATCCTCTACAAGCAGAAACGGTATGTTATAAGCCATAACCCCGTCACTGTCCTCATACTTCGGTCCCAGATTGACGCATTTCGGCCCGGATATCGTGCATATATTCCCTGCGCTCTGCCCAATGGCGATCGAAAGCGCCCTGGTCGTTACATCTTCCCAGTCCCCCCAGAACGGGTGAGTGGCTTCAAGAACCGCGTCCGGATTAAAGGATCCCTTGACTTCCCTGTCGGAAATCCTGAAAGCGTATATACCGTTCGTCGCGTTGAAACTTTCACTCGCAACCACGTTCGCGCCCCAATCGAGATCCAGCTTCGAGGCAACCGCTTCATACGAGCCCCAGCTAAAACTGGCCTGCTGTATGATTTGCGGGAGAGTCGATTCCAGGTTTGACAAGGTCGGATTGCTTCCGTCTACCACGGACGTGAAAAGACCGTGAAACGTAAAGGTCAACGTCCCGTATTTGCCCGCCCGGAGATCCATAGTCCAGGTCCCTCTCGCCCCGGTTACTATGTGCTTGATCCCGTCCTTATGCACATAAAAAGTCAAAGAATCAACGCTGGCATCGTCTGACTCAGGCGCATACGTTACAGAAACCCCTTCACTAACGGCTTCCGACATCCCGCACGCTTTCAAGAGTTTGCCTATTGCCGGAGCTGTTCCGGCAGCCCCGGAACCTTTGAGCTCGATCTTAAAAGACAGCTGGTTCCGTTTGGCCCCCATTACCGGAGCCTGCCGTGTAAACGAATTTTTGTTATAGTCCCTCTGTAGAAGCTCTGCTGACGGCTCTATCGTCAGGTCAGACACCAACAGCCCGTCTGCACTCCCCACAGGGCTCGCGTCCTGGCCGTAAGTAGTCTCTTTTTTCGCTAACAAAACAGTTTTTCTTGTCATTAAACTCATTTTGTGCCCTCCTTTTTATCCTACTGTTTCCGGATCACTTTGCTGAAATCCGTACAATACTTTGATCACTATTTCCAACCCCGAAAAGGGGTTCCCTTCTATCGTCTCAAACGGATAAATGCTATCGAAGTCCAGGTCAATAGCCTTCCCTCCCAGGGTGGTATCGGCCCATAGACACTCGAAAATATCCGCTAAAAGGTCGTTTAAAACTTTGTCGGTGGGGTTTGTATCGTCCTCCGCCTGCCGGATCCATGCCGTCAGAACAACGTCCATTTGAGCCCGGATAACAGGCGTCTTGCTTGCGTCCCATTTATCCTCACCGGCCGAGATTATAATGCACGGTACGCTCACCAGCGTATTCCCGTGCTGATTCCATCTCTGAACGCTTGCCACGGCGGTCCTGTATCCATTAGCGACACTTATCGCCGATAGTTTTGTTTTTATGTTCGCTAAAATGCTTTCTCTTACCGTTTCCGCCATTACGCTCTACCCCATCCTTTTTGTAACGCCTTATCAAAAGCCTTATTTAAAATCCCATACATCACAGGCGCTGTCGCATGAAACGTCTCATAGAACTCCAAACGAGGCTTCACTCGGACTGATTTTTTTAAAACGTATAACGGCAGGATAGACTTATCCCGCTTTTTAACTCTGACCAGGAACACCTTGCCGTTGATTATTTTGGGGATTATGTTTCGCAGGCCCGCGATGTTCTTATAACGCTTCCTGAGCGCCCCTGAAGAAGTAAACATCTGCGTCCTTGCCGACAAAGGAACCGCTATCTTGCCCCCGGAAGGATCCCGGAGCGTTCCGCCTTCTTCGTGTAATTTCGCAATTTTTGACTCTGTATATATTTCGGCATAACTGTCCGTGCCTCTCATTCCTCGAAAAACAACGTTCCTCTTAAAATGAGTAAAAAGACCGCGCGGTCTTGCCTTTACCCCAGGCGGTCCGGATAGTCTTTTATTTCTAAACACTTTGAGAAACTTGCGACTCAGATGGTCAAAGGCGTCCTTAAGCTCATATTCCAGCTCTTTCGGAACCAAATGATATGCCCTCATTAACTGATTAGTGTTAATTTTTACGCCTACATCCATCGATTACCTCTGTATGCTTAAGTGCCACAAGGCGTCGTCTTTGGAGATAATGTCAACAACGCTGAAATTTACAGAGGATCCCCCGATAAGAACCGGCAAGGATACGATATCCTGTCCCTTTTTCACGGAAGTAACCCCCAACGTGGCATCGTTTAATATGTACAATTCAAAAACCCGTTCCCCGATTTGACCTAACGCCTGCTCGTTTTTCTGGATCTGTTCCCGGACTACAATCGCATCGACGGTTTTCGCCGATCCGCCGTAAGGCGTATAAACGACCTCTTCGGCAAACTCGTCCGTATTCATCAGACAATCTTTGGCGTCATTTAGCGTCTGGTCCTGAAACGTCATCTTTTTCCTTTTTTTCTGGTTCTTTTCCCTCGGGCTCTTGTTCAATAAAGCACTCGAGGTTAGCAATGTCGAAAGCGCTCAGATTTATAGTCTCAAGCGTCTCCATAGGGATCTTCTCGACAGTAAAATCAATCTCTTCTTGTACGAGATCCGCCCACTCTGCCCTGAACTCTTCAAGTTTGTCTTTTGGGACCCTATGCCCCTGATCTGTCTTTTCTCCGTATTTTTTAATCATCTCGTTGCGCGTTTTATCGATGTGCTTAATTTCCTGCATAACCTTTGCCGCCAGCTTAGAGAGTCTATAAGAGAGCTTAAACGGCATGTCTTTTTGTAAAACCTTGTCAAGCGATCCCTTTTTTTCTATTAACTGTTCAATGCTTATTTTCATTGCGTTTGCCTCCTTGTTTGGGGTTGTATCCCCCCTACATCCCGTAACGTTTCGTTAACTCAAATTCCTATGGAGATACCCAACGGATGCTTTTTTGCACATACCACCCTTCTGGCTTTGCGACAGACGGGTCAAGGATCTCTCCATTAGGCAATTTTATCCACGCGTGACCGTGTTCTCCGTGATTAAACCTTACTACTCCAAAATCGTCTTTGTAGGGCCCCTTACACCACCCCGTACAAATAAAATGTCCCTGGCCGGCTTTCTGCATTTTTTCAGAAAGCATACGAACCCTGTTCTCGCAGTCCGGAGTATGCTTTTCTCCGAAATATTTTAGATACATCCGTCCGGCTTCCCATTCCCAGTCTATGTCAGAAGCATATAAAAACGGGGAAAATAAAAACAATACAAGCAGTAGGAAACATATAGCTTTTCTCATTTTTCATCTCCTTTTTTGGCCTACCCTCTCCACTTTCATATCCGGACAAATCGCTTTCAGTTCCGAAAGGCTCTTGCCTTGAACCGCTCGCTTATACTGATCCCGGATATAGTTCTCTGCCACCACTTCGGTGTTCTTCTGCATAACCTCTTGCAAGCACGTTAATATGAGGTATCCTGTTTTCATTGCCCTCTGCCTCGTCCTGACTTTCTTGTGGTCTTGCACCCACCACGTCCACGGTTTGCTCTCGTACCTTTTCCGCTACCGTCTCTTTTAGGTCTGCCTTTAGCCATTAGTTGCCTCCTAAGTTTATTTGTTATAAAACGAGCGAGTTTTCTCATATATCTTCCAGACATCTGCCGCTGATAGTTCTTCTGCTGTTACGAATAGTCTGCCCATAGCGCCATCAAAAGTAAAACCATCAACACCAGCCGAATTTGTCATAACACCTATTTGAGGTAATGATGTTGAGTTTTCCATAGCCACATAACTTGCATTATTTACTGCTGTGCTTGCGACAGCCACACCATCAACATATATTGTTATTCCATTCCCAGCAGTAGCTCCACCACTTGAATCATAAGTTGCTACTACAAAATGCCACCCTACAGATAGAGCAGAATCTGTGGCTCTGTAACATTGTACATTCTCACTCTCATCGTAAATGATAAGTAATAGAATTTCGGTGCTACCAAGAACAAGCTGCCATTCTCTTAGTTCAGAACCTGTAGTTTCGTCCCATTTGCTAATTATGTTCTGTATTGAAGATTGGTCTGTAACTTCTATCCAGCCACCTATACTAAACGGATTACTTCCGCTATCGTCAAAACTCATATCTGCTGTATCTGGAGTTGAGAGTTTACTTGAACCATCAAACGAGTAAACATAAGTCTGTCCCTGAAATATCTTGTCGGTAGATAGACCGCCAGAATAAGTCCATGTTCTACCGTCACCGCTTTCATACCCGTCTTCGGTCGAGCCATCAGCACCTGTTCCCGTAAACCCGACTATTGCTCTGGGGTCAGTAAGTATGTCTAAAAGGATGCCTATTTCGTTGTGCTGATTTGAAGTGGCGATAGTCTGTCCCACGACATCACCTGTCGTACCGTCTACAAAGAAAGCATAGGGCATTGTATCGCTCTCTACTCGGAAGTCTAAATCTGACCCGCCCTCGTTAAATACAACGCCGCCAGCGATATTTGTAATACCGCTTAAAGCACCGCCTGTTAGTGTGGCTGTGCCGTCTGTGAAACCTGCTGCTGTGATGGTTCCGCTTGTAGTATCGTCCCCGTCATTTCTTAAAAATTTATCCTCTATTGCGGCCGCATTTACTTCCCCGTCGGCACCAACGATTTCTATTTCATTGACAGTAAAAGCGTTCCCTCCGATATTAAGCGCACCAGCTCCGATAAGATCTGCCGTCAAACTGATAAATTCAATCCCATCAGGGGTAGCGTTTACCCGCAAAAACTTTCCAGCGTTGTCTACATAACTTGCGGGACAATCCGTGAGTTCGATAAATTCATTTGCGGTTGCTACTGCCTCATCTACATATTTTTTCGTTGCTGGATGATAGTCTTCGGTAGGAGTAAATTCATCTGTGTTGGCTATGTTAAGGTATTTCCCGTCAAAAAAAGTTACAAGGCCCGAGCCTGCTATCGTTTTAATCGCGTCATCATCGCTGTTGTCTGATATTAAAAAGAAATCGTCTTCCGACAGAGCGACGGCTGACAGGTCATCTGGAAAAAGTTTATTGGGCATCGGGTTTTCTCCTTGTTTGTCAGTTTAAGGCCTCCCGGGGTTCCTATTCGGAACCCCGGTTGTCCTTGGATTTTTCGATCTCATCGCTTTTTTTGTCCGTATCCTCAAAAGATACTTCCGCCATCCTCGCTTCAACGTTGCCCCTGGCTATTGCCTTGTTGACATCCTCGATGCTCATCCCGTCCCGGCTTTCCCCGACAAAGATGACCGTCCCTGCCGGTAGCATTTTGCCCTTACACTCGTTGTCAACACTGCAAACCAGACCTTCAACCTGCTCGAGTTTGGTCTTTGTTTCTTTTTTTGTACTTTTTCCCATCACAACCCTCCCGTTATTTTAAAAAAACTACACCGTTACATAACTGTCCCGAAACCCGTATCGCTTAAGATACGGTAGCTTTTGCTGCCTGCTGCCAGTACCCGAAACCGACGTTCCTGAGAACCTTGACACCCATCTGGTGCAGATTTTCTTTGAACTCGAGTTCGGACCCTTCGCCTATGTAGCTGACTTCCATGTCCTTCTCGTTCTGCAAAATAAACGGTTTTGCGCGTCCATCTTTGCGAAATACGTAGAAAACAGTGGAAGTGCTCAAAAGCGGATTACAAACAACGTCTATCTCCAGCTTTGCCGAGGACAGTTTGAGCGGATTATCTATCGCGCCCGTGCCCGTGCTAAGCAGATTGGACGATATCGCCTGTATAGCAGAAGCCCACATCTCAACCGGAACCATAACAAGAAACTTTTTCGCGTTCCTGTTCATCGGTTTCCCGCGGTCATCCTTGTAGCTGTACATATACTGGATAACGCCCAGAATGGCCTTTGCCATTTCCACCGCTGTAACGTTGGACGTGTCCGACACATCCAGATTTCCGACATGGCTGGAAGTTAGAGCGTTAACCTGAGTCCCGCTGTCACCTTCCGAGTGATCCGTGTCAAAGAAGTTCTGACCGTCGTAACAAAGGCCGTTGCCCGTAACAAGCGTGGTCAGAAGATCTTCCCAGTGCTCGTTTACTCTGTCGGCAAGCTCGCCTATGCGAACATCAACCTGCCCTGTTTTATCTCTACGAAGATCATCAACGTCAAACTCAAGCGTTGCTTCGTACTTTTTGTTTGTTATTGTGATCCCATTTTCCCTCAGACCTTTCGCCTGACGGCCACCAACCCACTCCCTAAGCGCAGGAGCGAATCCCAGCCACTTATATGTCTCTGACTCCTGATCGGAAGGCATCTCCATACCAACCTGAAAAGGCCAGGACATATCCTTGTTTTGCTCGAGAGTTCCGTAAAACTTCCCGATGATTGCCCTTGAACCAAGACCTGAAATTCCCATTTTTGTTCCTCCTTTTTTATTGTCTTTGCTTTCTTCCTTGTCAAAGTGGGCAGTTTATTGCGATCACTCATGCCCAGGAGTGCTTGATCACCTTACACGGAACGCTCAGCAACACCTTCAAACGCCACAACCACAGTGGTGCTCGAGATGTATCTGATTATCTTACCTATGGCCGAATTGCCACTTGAGGTAAGAGTAAAGGTCCCGTCAGCCGACGCGTAAACCGTGTCTCCAACGTCCGTGACGCCTGAAACTCCGGTAACCGGCAGCTGAATACAACCTTTTTTCTTTACGCGAACGTTTATCGCAGCAGCGTCGCCACTGGAATTGTCCGCTTTCTTTGTCGCAAACCCCTGAAATTCATCGCCAGCAACAAGACCGCGAGCGTACCCGCTCGAAAGCCCTACCGCTGCGCCTTCATAGATTGTCGTTGACGCCTTCACCGGAAGATCGTTCATGTCTCCCAATTCATAGGCTCTTGGAGTATCTGCTGATAATGCCATTTTTGTCCCTCCTGTTTTTTCGTTATTGACTATTTAAAAACACGCCTCTACATGGCCCGTTTTTTACTTACCCAACACCCTGACCTTGCTTTTATGCTTCAAATAAGCAAGGTAGGTTTCGTACTTCCCGAACTCCTGGTGCAGATTAGGATCCGTTTCCCAATCTTTCTTCGCCTGCTCTTCAACAGACAAAGCCATCGCGGGTTTTTCCTCTTCTCCCTCGCCCGGTCCCGGGGTTTCGGTCGCGCTTGCTTCCAGATCCTGAATCCTCTGGTCTTTCATTTTGCCTTCAACGGTTTCGAGAGTATCGCCGTCCTTGATTCCCTGTACTGCAAGACCCAGATACCCATCATAGGCCTCGTTTTCCAGGAGCCCGAGAATAGCAGATGACCTCACTCTTTCCGTCTTAAGCGCTTCGGCCCTGACCTCGTCAAGTTTTACACTGTCCTTACCCTCTTTGTGTAAAGCCTCAACCAGATCAGCCCTTTCTTCCTTTAGCTGCTCAAGTTTGAGATCCTTCAATTCCATAACGCCCTCCTTTTTTTCTGTTTTTTCTTCCTCATCGCGGATTTCCGCTTCTTCTTTGTTGGCCTGATACCGCGATAGGAACGAAATGATCGTGTCCAGCGCTTCAGGCTGTTCTATCAATTTATTTAAAAAATCTGTCATTACTGCCGAGGGAACCACAGACTCACTGAAAAACTGAGTTCCAAACATACCGTTGTTGGCAGCAGGCTCATCGACAGCATCGACCGCAGACAACCCCTTGACCCTTAAGAGTGGTGGCAAGTCGTTCCCATCCTCGTCTTTCGCCCTTGTCCCGTCTGCTTCTAACCGGTATTCGAACTCGTAGCCCCTCAGAACGACAGATGTTCCGAACGCATCCGGATCCTGCTCGGCAAGATCCATGACATAACTGCCAAGATCTCCGTCCGGAGTCTTAAAAGCAGAATCCGATATGTGCAAATCTGCCCGCACCATATCCCCGTCAACGCGGAAGTTTTTTGCACGTCCCAAAAAGGTCCCCAACGCCGTATTGCTCATATTGGGATGACCAAACCTCGACTTAAGCCCGAGCTTGTACTCGTTCCCGGCCTCAACGATCTGCTCAAGCGTTAGGTCGTCAATCTCCCAGCCCCGCATATCCTTCACAAAACCCTTTGTCATCACGGCGAACCCGTTGATGATGTTTTTTTCTCTATCCACACCATCGGCCCCGGCCTCAATCCCGCGGGCAACCTGAGCTCTTAAATATTTGTTTTTATCTGCCATTGTCCTGTCCCTCCTCAACTTGAAATTCATAGTTTCTTGCCTGCTCCATACAACAAGGATTGAAAACGCTTATTGCGACAAGACTCGAAATTTTATTTTTCTCCTGCAGCTTCTTGTCTTTCTTTTTCGTCTGTTTCATCAGGATCCTCCTCGGGTTCTATTTCTGCCGGATCCACAACGGAGTCATTCGCCCCGATCGTCACCCCATATTTATCCTCAAGCTCTTTTTTCTTTCGAGCTTCCCGCGCCTTTTGTTCCATTACCTCTTCCCAGTCTTTCCCCTGGCTGGCACAGACATCCGCTAAGCTGGTTATATTTCCATCCATCGCCTCTTTGGATGCCTTGACCTCTTTCAGAGGATCAATCCACTGGCTCCCCGGAGATATCCATATCGCCCTGGTATACGAGGCCGGATCCTTATAGAAGTTTGTCGCGTTTATTTTTCCTTTGAGATATGCCTCTTCGATGACAAGCTCCCATGTCGGCTGGCAAAGCTTCCTCTCAAGCCATGCCTGCCGTGTCCGGAAGTATTTCATCGCCTCGATAAGCGCAGCCCTTGCGCTGGAATAGTTTGTCTGGCTGAAATCCTTTGCGACAAGCTCGTAAGGGAGCCCGAGAGCCGTCGAAATCGAACGCAAGATCCGATTTACAAACGGCTCAAACGAGCCTCCTGGTCGCTGCGGAGAAAAACTCTCTATGGATTCGCCCGGGTTCAAATACTCGATCAGCCCGGGTTCAAACTCCTGTATCCTTTGCGCTTTGGCATTTGTGCTGTCGGTATTGCCCAGGGCAGCTTCATAAGCCTGCTCTTTTTTAACGAAAATCGAAAAACACGCAGCGATTCGAGCCGTAACAAGCTCGGCTTCAAGATAATCCGCAAGATCTTTGAAGTACGTAAGGACCGGAGAAAAGAACGGAATACCCCTTGTCTGGTCCGGCCTTAAAGGCATATAGAAGTGATAGACGTTTTTGCGCCCTGTGGCAGGGTTTACCGCCTCAATTTCTTGATAACTGTCCGAAGTGTTGTTCCTGTAAGCGCTTTTGCCGATAGTAACGTTGCCCGGGTGCGCCTTTTTTATGAAATACGATACAGGTTCGCCATAGGTATCCCCAATCCGGATCCCGCTTCTGATCGTTTTATCCTGCGTTTTGTCGCTCGGAGTGCTTACCCTGTCGGCCTCAACAAGCTGGTATGCCAGGCTTAAAGGACGATTTCCGCCCTTTTTAACCACAGGAACGAGGAATATCTCCCCATTTTCAAGGATTTGACGGTCAACCAGCGACTGTATCTCGTAAAAGTCCAGCCGTTCCCCCGCGTCCGCGAAAGGAACCCACTCCTTCCAGATTTTCTCGCATTCCCTCTGCAAGCGAATAGCTTCTTCTTCAGACACTCCAAGATCTTCCGCGACGATCCTGCTCTGCGGTTTTATCCCCGAACCCACCACGTTGGTATTAACCGTCCCGATTATCCCGGCAGCAGTAGCGTCGTTTCTCACAAGGTCCCGACTGCGATCACGGAGATCCGGTAGCTCCGGCAACAGGTCCTGATCAGCAGAACCGCTCCCGGGGATCCACGCGGACCTCAATCTGTCTTTACTGGCCCCCCGGTAAGACGAAAACGCCCCACGCCTCTGTTTTTTCTGGATATCGTAAGCCATCCTTGCAGCTTTACGTTTAACGGCCGTCATCGGAGAGAAAAAACCGATAGCGTCGTCAACCCGCTCGCCGAAAGATTTCCTTTTTATTTTTCCGTCAACGATTTCTTTCATATAGGCCTCTTAAAACTTGCGAACGTTCTCGTGTTCAAGCCGTTTGCAGCATTGACTTCTTTCTTGAACCGGTCCCGTAATTTTTCAAGCTCTGTTAATGAGGCATACTGGATATTGCGTCCGCCGATGGAATAAGACTGGACCGCCCCGCCGTTAAGCCGGGCGTATATTGCGGTTTCAACCGCGGTAAGCATTTCCTGTGACGTCGCCATGTACACCTCCGAGTAAAAAAAATAGGTAGCAAGTTCCTTCCCGAAACTTAACTACCCATCAATTTTTATGCTACTCCCGAAAATGTACGCCGTAAAAAAAAGGCGTCCCGTCAACTACCCAAAGGATATATGACTTCTTTCGTTTTGTCAAAAAGCCTATACTACTGAGTAGTAAAGCGCATTTTTACTGAAGGTTAAACTGGTACTGAACTATCGCCTTGAAATTCGCACCACACTTGCGACAGCGGTAATATCTGAGATCTACGGTCGACGAATAACAATCTAAGTCTAAAGAGTGGCATTGTGGGTTCGGACATTGTGCCGGAGTAAAAAAAACACCATACTGATGTTGCACTTTTTTGACAGAAACTTCTCTCTTTTTCCCGGAGATCCATCCTTTTTTATTTCTGCTTTCCCATGCGCTCATCTTTTAACCCACCTCCTCGCGCTCCGGCTGACCCATTTATTTTTATACGCCGGCTCGCCCCCCGGCCGGTGGGTAACCGCCTGCCCGTGCTCTCGAAGCGCCTCCACGTGGATCATCTTCGCAGCGCTCGCAGCATAAACCTCGCAGTCCCAGTAGTGGTTTTGCGCTCCGGACGTTTTCTTCCTCCAGACTTCCTGCGCCCGGCCCGTTTTCCTATCCCGGACGATAACCTTGTGCTCCGAGGTCATCTGCTTGATATAATCCTCGGTAAAATCCCGTGGAATATGGAACTGCGCTGGATCGTCCGGTCCCGACTGAATCATTCTGGTGACTTTGTCTTTAAAATAGAAAGTGTCAATACGCCAGAGCAGAATGCTCCCTTTAAACGCCCGGCCGTCCAGAGCCTTGTCTATCTTGGTCACCCTATACGGAACCCCGCCCAGGTGCTCCTCACCTTTTATCGGCCTGGACACGTCCCTCCAGTGCCGGCACACGTTATATACCTCATCGGTGTTATACCCCGAGTCAATACACGCCATCCGGACAGACATGGGATCCTTATTCTGCTTTAAATACGTCGTTTGGAAAAGGTCAGCGATCAGTTGTTCCCAGGATTCCACCCGTACAGAGCGTATTAACCACGACTCTTCCCCAAAACCCCAGCCCCGGATGACGTAATAGAAGTGATCCTTCTGAACGTCCACGCCCGCGGTAAGCACCTGAACCTGATCCGGAACCAGCCCGGAAGGATAATCCACGGCCAGTTTTGTCACGTTTTCCGCGGAAGTTTCCTCCGCTTTTTCCTCCCAGACCTCCGCCAGCCACGAGTTGACGAAGTTCATCAACGCCTCGATCGAATCCTGTGACGATAAAAACTCCGCTGCGACCTCCGAAAACGTCAGCCACGGCGAATATAGCGCATTAAGCCAGTAACCTCTACGTGCCTCCCTTGCGTTCGCCCCGCGCACGTGCCCATGTTTATCCACGCTTGCCCCCTGGGGAGCCCAGACGCCCTTCCGGATAGCCTTGAGTTTATGCTCGTCATCGATCTTCCCTTTGCACCCGATACACTCATACCACGCCAGGCGTTTCTCTTTTATCGCCTCCGGACGGCGTTCCTCGTCCGGCCAGGACACCTGCTTCCAAACTAAGATCTGGTATTTACCGCAATGCGGACATGGAATATAGTATTGCCTCTGGTCAGAACGCTCATACTCGCGGAAGATATACCCTTCCCGGGTGGTAGGCGTGGAACATTTAACGATTTTGCGGTTCCAGAACGTTCTCGTTCTCTCTGTGGCCAGCTTTACCGGATCCGCTTCCCGGCCCGAGAACTTCGGGTATTTATCAATCTCGTCCATAAACAGATATCTGATAGGCTTCGACGCCAGCGAACTCGGAGAGTTTGACCAGGCAAAATACAGAATCATGCGATCAAGCGTGATTTTTGCCTTTGTAACGTCGTCTTTTTTTGCGGTTAAATGATTTTGCAAGGCAGGCGAGCCCATGATCATTGGCTGGACCCTGTCATAGGACATATCCTTTGCCACCTTCTCGTCGGGCAGAACAAAAAGCGTTGGCGCGGGATCCTGATCAGCCACATACCCGATCATATTCAAAAGCGTTTCGGTCTTGCCCACCTGCGTCGAGGACATGATCGTTATGTCCCGGACGAAAGGATCCCTAAAAGCGTCCATTATCTCTTTAAGATACGGCGTTCGGTCGGTCCGCCAGATACCCGGCTCCGCCGATGTCATCGGATCCAGTACCCGGTTATTATCTGCCCATTCTGATACGCTAAGCTCTTCTGGAAGGCTCCAGGCATTTCGGATTGAGTCCAATAAGCCCGTAGTCTTATCCATAGCACCTCAATACTTTCGTGACTATCGGAGCCCCAAACTCGTCAATCTCAATTTTATATCTATTCGGATATTGATTCGGCTCGACATGGTCTCCGACGATATCCTTGACGCCTTTTGTGTTTAAAATTATATAATCCCCTGTGGCCACATCCGTCTCAACCCGTGCTTTATTTTTCATCAATACCTCCCATCGGCAAAACCCTGTATGATCTCTTTAAGCCTGTCCATTAACAGCTCTTCGCGCTCGATCACCTCCAACCCTTCGAGCTGCGGAGCAACCCGCTTTGGTAAAGCCAAAAACTGCCTCTTAATAGCAACGATCCTATTCATCATCGTAGCCTCGACCTCTTCCCGCGGGATAAGGTCCCCAGTCAGCTTTTTATACTGTATCTCTGCAATGAGAGCCTTCATCTGCCTATACTTGACATCCCACTGCGTCTTTTCATCTTCGCTGTCGTCTTTATGCTGCGATCCCCTAAGCGTCCGCCAGGCCTGTATCTCGATAAGGTCATACCCCCCCTCTTCGGACTTAGGCATCCCGGCCTTCGCCCAGCGCTCTACCGTTCTGGAACTGACCCCAAAAGCCCGGGCAACCGCTTCCATAGAATCAACCTGGCCCGCCGGAAGTTCATCCTCGCCCTGAAACCTTTTGAGCTCTTTCAGCTCACCCGCCGATAGCGCTGAACCCCTGTTCACCTTTTCCAAAAGAGCAAGATGTCGCTTTTTTTTAGCAACCTCGAGAATATCCAGTTTTTTCTTTTCTGGTTTCTTCTCCTTTTTTTTCTTTCGCTTAGTCTGTGTTTTTCTTTTTTTCGCCACTATTTGCTGATCCTTTTCTTCACTCGGTCAAAGATGTCCTTAACTTGCGTTTTATGACCATAGTGCATATCCTTGATCTTCCGAGGCCATATGTACCTCATCATATACAGGCGTAAACATATCTGGCGCATCAAAGTATGCGTCTTGATCGTTAGGACTCATTTTTGTTTTTGTAGGGAAAACCCTTGCTATTTTTTTGATACCTTACCCCCCTTCGCCGGGATCCTCGTCGCCTTCTGCCCCGTATACTCTTCCCATCTTTTAACCGCCACATCACAAAAATGCGTCTCAAGCTCCATAGCAAAACACCTGCGTCCCAGCTTTTCCGCAGCTATTATCTGTGAGCCTGACCCGCAAAACGGTTCGAAACATATATCACCCGGATCCGTATGCACCCTCATCGGAACAGCAAAACATTCCACCGGCTTGACCGTGGGGTGATCCGCAACCGTGCTACCGCGCTTCTTCCCCTCCCAGTCCAAATGCCAGATATCCGAATAGTGCTCAGGATCCTCTGGATCTCCGGACCTGACCAACCCAAGCTCCCATGTCGTCCCGATAGACTTCTGCCCCACGCGAAACTTCGCTTTGTTCCCTTGCTTCCACCCGAACAGGCACGGCTCGTGCTTCCAGGGATAAATGGCAAAACTCAAAACCGAACACGGCTTCACCCACACGATCTGTTGATGGACCAAAAGCCCGAGCTCCAGCCAGACCTTCTCGATCATCGAATACTTTTTAAACGCAAACCATTGGTATATAGCCACGTTCTCCACGCACACTTCCAGGCCCAGCGTCAGGTAGTCCCGCATAAACTCTGTCGGATCCAGGATGTCTATCTCCTTGAATTTTTCCGACCAATCCTTCCCGCCGTTAGGACGAGCAGCACCAGTATAGTCAACAAGGTACGGTGGATCAGACGCAAATAGCTTCGCCACGCCCCCCCCCATCAAACTTTTTATATCTTCACGGCTTCGGCTGGATCCGCACATTAACCTATGCCCCGTGTCCTCATCTCCCAGAATCCAGATATCGCCTTTCTTGGTCAGCGACTTTTCCGGCGCTTCCGGAATATCGTCCTCCTGCGTCTTGCCTATCTTTTCAACCTCGAGATCGTTGACTTGCTCCCGGAGCTCTTTCATTCGTAGTTCCAAATAAGCATCAGCGTCCTCGCTCCGTATCTCGTCCAGGATATCTATAATCCCCTGCGTAAACTCTCCCATGATCGCCGGGTTATTCATCGTCACCGCCAGAGCCTTCTGCTCCGAGGCGTCCAGATCCACCATAAGACAATAGACGTGTTTCTCCCCGGATTTCTTTACAACCTTAAGTCTTTGGTGTCCGGACACGACCTGCATATTCTTCGAATTGACCACGATCAGGTCCACAAGACCGAATCTCTCCAGGCTTTTTGTAAGCCCCGACATGGCGTCCTCGGAGATTTTTCGCGGGTTTCGTGGATCCGGCTTGATATCCGACACGCTCAGACGGCGTATGTCGGGTTTTATTGAAAGGTTAGACATCCTATACCCCCTTATTTTGCTGTGTTTTAACGTTTTCAAGGGTGTTGAGCAACCCGACACCGACACGCCAAAAAAATAGTTTATGCTCATAAATTAAACGCGCTCGCCCGACCCGCGAGGGGGATAGGCCCCGGAAGGACCCAAGCCCGTATATATTCGATGTCGTCCGTGTCACCACTGTCCCCCCTGTCTTTATATTTTCTTCCAAGACACAACGTCTTTGCATAAAATTAAAAACTCTTGTTCTGTCAAAGAAGCCTTAGCTTTGTTGGCTTCCATTACAACAAGCTGAGCATTATCGGGAGAGTGTGATCCCCCTTTGCTCAGGGGAACTATGTGATCAAGAGAACAGTTCTCTGGCGTTAACTCTCTCCCCGTTAATGCACACTGGTATTTTTGTTCTTTTAGCATCTCTTTAATATCTCTTGTCCCTATTTTTTGAATTGTTTTTGTTTCTTCCATGTCTCTCATCCCTCCTTTTGTTCTTTTAAAAACCTCTTGAGCGTTTCTTCTTATTGAATCTATTTTTTTTGTCCATCCCTGCATTCTTAGTTTTTGATTCCACCTATAAATTGAGTAGACAAAACAATCTTCCCAGCAAGTGTTTTTTCTTGCTGAAACATATTTTGGCTTTATGTAGTTCAATTTGTAAATCCATAGATTCCAAGACGAAACCAAAGAATCAACTTTTTTCCCCCACTTAGATGCTTGGTGTTTGTATTTTTTCCTTTCGTTTTCTTGTATCTGTGAAACCTTTTCTTGCCAATTTCTATCCATATTACTCCCTCCTTTCAGCCCGGACATTATGGATCCCGTGCAGCATACGACGAATATATCTGGCAACCTTTACATTCCTCGTGGCTTCTCCGTACGTTGCCAACGCCGTCCGGGCAGCAGAATCAACCTCTGGTAATAGAACAAAGGCATTCCTCACCACATCACCTGTCTTTGTGTCTATCACTTTAAACCGAGCGTCCCCTCGCACATCCTCCGCAGCGACGCGGGTAGGTCTGTGCTTATCCATCGTACTCTCCTTTGTTTTATTTCTCACACTTCCCCCTTAGGAACGGTGATCTTAAGATGACCGTAAGGTCTTGTTATTAAAAGCTGACGAAGTTCCGGTCTCTTGTTTGGTAAAAGGATTGTTTCCTTTGTAGGAAGATTAAGCTCTACGGTAAGACCAGGATCAAGGATGTCGTATAACTCGTCACCAATCTCTGCTAAACGCACCATAAGCTTCTGTAGTTTCTCCTGATCATACTTAATGGATTCCTTCTTTCCATTATTATCTCCATCGAAATACTTTTGCATTCTGTTCCTCCCTGTCATTGTTTGCTCCCCGTTTTTCTGTTTTTTGTTTTTTCCCTTTTTTAAAAAAATCTTTTTACAGTAGCAGTGCGATCTTTAGATCGCTTTCTTCTATTGAATAGTATCTATTGAATAGTATCTATTGAGGGTGAACGACCGTGCACCCTTTTCATACGTCTCCGTGCACCCTTTTCATACGTCTCCGTGCACCCTTTCTTTGAGTTATCCACAGGGTTATCAACAAGTTTTCCACAGGACGAAAGTAGCTCATCAACAGATCCTCCAAACCAAGTATCGTAATGCTTATTGAACATATACTCCTTTATGGGTGAACCACGGTGCACCCTTTCTGAGTTCCTCGAATAGATGATTTTCTTCTTTTCCAGCTTCCCGGTATTCTCCCGGATACACCTCTCCGATCGATCACAGGCCTCCATAAACTGCTTCGCCGGGATAGCATCGGACATCTTCTGAAAGCCCCAAGTTTTATGGATGATAAAGAACACTATCTGATACTCAACATCGCTCAGCTTGGCCCGTATCAAGGCTAACAAGAGCTCAGTCGATATCTGACGGTTACCTTTCTCCCTCTGAGGATTAACCTTCGAGTATTTCTTCCACGGATTCTGTAATGCCATAAAACATTATTCTCCCTGCCTGTAACTTAATCGTCTACCTCAACCCCGGTGGTCTCTGCCAAAAAGAAATCAAGACCATCGCCTGCGACCGCTCCCTTGCCTATTTCAGCGCTATATACGCTATACTCCCCCTTCGAGTTAACGCATTTGACCTGTAACGACAGACCCTCCATAATGGTTATGTGCTTAGTTAGATCCACCTTTTCCCTCCTCCTTCTTTTTCCTGAATTTATCCGCGTCCGGGCACGTCGCGAAATGCGACACATGGAAATTTGAATCGAAAAGCTCTGCTCCTGAATCGTGAACGGTTTCGGCGTCCACCGGTATAGACTTCCCATTAACGGTTTTCATCCATACAATGTCAGCTCCGCAAGATCGGCAAATACGTGTTTTTATTTTGTCTGGCATGATTCCTCCTTCAATTGATTGTTAAGCGTAATCCACGCCTTACACGCTGTCTGTGGAACTACTCCGTTCCCCAAGAGCCTAAGTTCGTCCACCCGACTGGTAATCCCATTAATTGCTCTACCCACCGAGGATTCAGCTTCGCCCCCGGCTGAAACACTGTCCTGAGCATCTCTCTGTGTCCCTTCCCGCCGTTCATCCCCTGTGGGGCAGTCCCGTCCGCCTTTGCTCCTCCGCTGGGGCTGTTTGGTGTCGGCCACGACCCTCGGCTCTTCCCATCCGTGTTGTTCTTCTCCTGGTCTTGCCGGCCATAATGGTATACGGCTCTCGGTAGCTGATCCACTCTCCCTGACTTCCTGTCGGGCCGATCTTTGCTCATCCCCGGAGTATCCTTCCAATCCCGACTGCTCGCCGTCGGCCAGTTCTTTGGGTCCTGCACCATCTCCCCGAGTTTGTGCTTTCCGCTGTCCCTGTCCCTGCTCATCGCTTCTCGAGGTGTTCCCCAATTCTTTTGTACCGCCTGAGGTAGCGTCACACTGTGCATACTCCCTTCTTTCTGTTGGCTGCTCGTCATTTTGTCCGTATAAGCATCTGTTGTTGTTGTTGTTGTTGGCCAATTCCGCTGGCTTTCCCTGACCTGATAATAAAGCCCTTCCCCTTTCCCCGTATTCGGGTTTTTTCCCGACCTTGCTGACGCATTCGGAGTAGCCCAAGATAAAAACTCGTTTTCTCTGGTGAGGTGCGCCGACTTCTTGCGCTGAGAATATTCCCCACGTCGTTTTGTAACCAATTTCTTCCAGATCTGAGATGACCGTGGAGAGTCCCAGCGAAATGTGTCCTTCGACGTTTTCGAAAAACACCCATCGTGGTCGAAGAACGACAACTGCTTCTCGCATAAAGGGCCACAGGTGTCTGGGATCGCCCCCCCCCTTGCGTTTTCCGGCGTGGCTGAAGGGCTGACAAGGATATCCTCCAGTGATGCCGTCAACTTTTCCTCGAAATTTTTCCAATGGGAAGATTTTAAGATTCGTCCACACAGGTGTCGGAACCAATAAACCCTGTTCCATCTTTGCAACCAAGTTCGCAATTGCGAAGGCTTCGATCTCCACATAAGCGACTGGTCTAACATTAACTCCGGCAAGCTCAAGTCCGAGCTCAATTCCACCATATCCTGAGCAAAAGCTGAGTACAGCTTGTGATTTTTCGGTATTATCCACAATTTTCCACCCCCGAGTAATAGTCATGCGGATCCAGCGTCAGCTTGTCATATAGCCTCTTCGAGCCGAGCGGAACCGCGTAATAGTTGCAAATAAAACTTAAATACCTGTGACGGACATCCGGATCTATTGAAAACGCCCGCATTTTCGTGTGTAGATCCTCTTTTTGACGGTTATTCTTTATCTGATACGTTATGAAATCATTCCCGCAGAGATGATATCCCCCGGTAGCGAATACCTTGTTCTTGATGAGCCCCTCAAATATTGTCGTGGACGAATATGCCAGGAAGAAGTCAT